GCCACGGTGGCCAAGATCCGCCGCAGCTACTGGCTGGGCCCGCATGTCCTGTTCGACGGGCCCACGCCCTATGCCCACCGCCACTTCCCATACGTGCCTTTCTGGGGATTCAGGGAAGACAGCACCAACGTGCCCTATGGCTACATCCGCAACCTGCTGGACATGCAGGACACGTTGAACAACGGGAACTCGCGGCTTCGCTGGGGCATGGGCGCGTTCCGGACCGAGCGCACCAAGGGCGCAGTGGACATGACTGATGACCAGTTCCGGCGCACCATTGGCCGCCCGGATGCCGACATCGTGCTGAACGCCGCGCACATGCAGCAGAACGGCGCGCGATTCAAGGTCGAACGGGACTTTCAGGCCACGGCGCAGCAGCTTGAGCAGCTGGAGAACGCCCGGCGCGCGATCGAGCGCGTGAACCCGGCGGCTGCCGGGGCTTTCTCGGGGCGGCGCGGCACTGCCACCAGTGGCGTGCAGGAGCAGACCCAGGTAGAGCAGGCCAATCAGTCGCTGGCGTACATGATCGGCAACTTCAAGACCAGCCGCACCATGGTGGGCGAGCTGCTGATGAGCATGATCGTTCAGGACCTGGGCCAGGATGAGCAGACGATCATCATCGAGGGCGATGCCATCACGGCAGACCGGGCTGTGACCATCAACAAGCCCGAGGAAGATCCGGTAACAGGCATCCCCTATCTGTCCAACGACCTGCAGCGCACCCGCCTTCTGGTGGGCCTGGAGGACGTGCCCAGCAGCAGCACATTCCGGGCGCAGCAGCTGAGCACAATGAGCGAGGTGGTCAAGTCCATGCCGCCCCAGTTCCAAGCCGTCACCATGCCGATGATGGCCAGCCTGATGGATGTGCCGTTCAAGCGGCAGCTGGTGGATGCGTTGAAGGCTGCTGCCGCTCAGGAATCTCCCGAGCAGGTTGAGCAGCGCATTCAGCAGGAGGTGCAGGCAGCCCTGGCCAAGGCCGGGCACGACCTCAAGGCGCGCGAGCTGGAGATGAAGGAGCGTCTGACGGATGCCCAGATCAAGAAGGTGATGGCCGACGCCGTGCAGGTGGGCGTGCAGGCCGCCTTCTCGGCGATGCAGGGCGGCGCCCAGGTCGCGATGAATCCGGCCATCGCGCCCATCGCTGATGCGATCATGACCGGAGCCGGCTACCAGAAGCCGAACCCAGGGGGCGACGATCCGGACTTTCCGGTGCCGGGTGTGGCGGCCGGCGGCCCCGCGCCGCGGCCGGGCGGGCCGGGCGCGGCCGACGACACCGACCAGGTGCGCGAGAGCACCAGCCCTGCATTCCCGCCCATCCCGCAGGAGCCGGCGCGCGGCATGCAGGGGATCGAGACGCCCACCGATGGCGACAACTTGCCGCCTGGCGCCTGACCGCCAGCAGTTCTATTCCAGCCGCCTTCGGGCGGCTTTTTCTTGCCGCTCTGTCTAGGGTTGGTCTTTCCTCGCGCGCTTTTTGACACTGCCTGCAAGCCATGGCGCATGCCGCCGTGGCGAAGGCCGCGGCGCTTCGGTGCTGCGGATTCAAGAGCAGATGGCGCGGCGCCCAGGTGCCGCACCGGATTGCTGGCCCTTTGCGGCCACGGCGATATGTGGCGGGACAGGCATGACGACATCAAACGAGAGTTTCTACAGCACTATCGACGGCGCACTGACGCCGGAGCAGGCCGCCCAGGCATTGGCACTGGCGGAATCGGGCGATACCGGCGACAAGCCGGAAACTGGTGGCGCGCCCGCGACCACCGCTGCACCGGATGACAAAGGCGCCACCGAAGCTGGCACCACAAGCGAACAGCAGGCTGCACCTGCTGCGGGCGGCACTGATGGCGCAAAGGTCGTTTCTGAAGCCGAACAGACCGCGGACAACACCGTGGTCCTGGCGCGGGACGGCAAACACACCATCTCCTTTGACGAGGTGCTGAAGATCCGCAAGCAGCGTGATGAGGCCCAGGCCACCGCTGACAACGCCCAGCAGCAGCTGGCCGCCCTGCAGGCCGAAGCCCAGGCGCGGGCAGACGCCGGACAGGCCCCGACCAAGACCGACACCATGGCCGCCGAAGTGCAAGCGGCCATCGAGGCGGGCGCGGACGCAGACCTTTTCGGCGACTTCTCCGAAGCCGGCCTGCGGGATGGGCTGCTCAAGCTCCACCAGCAGTCCCGTGAACAGCTCCGCAATGAGCTGCGCGCGGAACTGCAGCAGGAACTGAAGAAGGAATTGCAGCCGCTGCGCGAGCAGCAGTCCAAGTCCTCCTCCGATGCCCATTTGGACGCCATCTACACGGCGCACCCCAACGCGGACTCCATCGTCGAGAGCGCTGAGTTCAAGGCGTGGGTGGACTCGCAACCCAGCGTGGTCCGCAACGCCTATTGGGGCCTGTTCGACCCGAAGACCGGCGGTACGTCCGCCGAAATCGTGGAGGTGTTCGACGCCTACAAGGCGGCGACCGAGAAACCCTCGTCTCAACCCGCTGCGGACCCTAAAGCCGCAGCAAAGGCCGCCACTGAAGCCGTGCGGGCCGGCCCTCCCTCGAGTCTCTCCAGCATTCCTGGCGGGCGCGTGGATGGTCTGTCGCCGGATGAGCGGATGGCCGAACTGAGTGGCGTGGATCTGCATTACGCAATGGAGGGCAAGACGCCCGAGCAGATCACCGCCTGGCTTAACAAACAGATGTAAAGGAGGTCCATCGTGTCCACCACCAAGACCATCACCCCCTATGGTCACCCAGGGACCATGATTCAGCAGGCCGTGGGCGTGTTCCACACCTGCATGCAGCGACGCACAACGCTGAACCGCCTGACTGGCAAGATGCCGACTGAGGCGGATGCCGTGGCCGGCACCAAGCGCCAGACCAAGCCCACGATGCCCATCGTGCGTGCCGAGGATCTGGGTAAAGGCAAGGGCGACGAGGTCGAGTTCCAGCTTGACCAGCCCATCGGCAGCTACCCCATCATGGGCAGCGAGTTTGCCGAGGGCAAGGGCGTGGGCACGAGCTACGAGAACGCGCGGTTCCGTGTGAACCAGGCGCGCTTTCCAGTCGACATGGGCGATCAGATGTCGCGCATCCGCACGCCATACGACCTGCGCAAGTTCGGCCGCCCCAAGGCCCAGCGCCTGATGGATGACTACATCGAGCATTCGACGTTGGTCCACCTGGCCGGCGCGCGCGGCTTCAACGACCACCTGATCGAATGGCGCGTGCCGCTGGCATCGCACCCCAAGTTCTCCGAGATCATGGTGAACCGGGTGAAGGCCCCGACACGCAATCGCCACCTCGTGGCCGGCGCGGGCGCCGTGGGCGAAGTCAAGGCCAACGCGGGCGAGTTGGTGATCGCCAGCTCGGACACGCTGAGCATGGACGTGGTGGATGCCGTACGCTCGTGGATGGACCAGATCCCGCTGCCGCCCCCGCCCGTCGAGTTCGATGAGGACTTGGCCGCCACGGACAGCCCCATCCGCGTGCTGCTGGCATCTCCGGCCCAGTACAGCGGCTTCGCCACGGACCCGAACTTCCGCGCGTTCCAGGGCAACGCCATGGCACGCGCGCGGCTGGCCAAGGACCATCCACTGTTCCTGGGCGAAGCAGGTCTGTGGAATGGCATCCTGATCATCAAGATGCCCAAGGCCATCCGCTTCTACGCTGGCGACGAGCTGCGCTACTGCGCAAGCTACACCAGTGAGCAGGAATCGTCGGTGGTGGTGCCTGCATCGTTCACCGACAAGTTCGCGGTGGACCGAGCCATCCTGCTGGGTGGCCAGGCGCTGGGCCAGGCCTTCGGCCGCTCGGACCACAGCGGCGTGCCCTTCTTCTGGTCGGAGAAGGAAATGGACCACGGCGACAAGCTGGAACTGCTGATCGGCGCTGTCCTGGGCATGTCCAAGATCCGCTTCGCGGTCAACCACGGTGATGAAAAACAGTTCACGGATCACGGTGTGACGGTGCTCGATACCGCCGTGCCCATCATCAAGCCTCGCGGCTGATGCCCCGGGGCTGGCTGCGGCCAGCCCCTCGTCACTTCCCCAACCTCAAGGAGGCCATCATGGCAACCATCAAGAAGGCCGGCCTGGGCATGCTGCAGTTCGGCGGCTTCACTCCCTACGGCAACCTCACCACCTTGCGCGCCACGCTGCAGACCAATGCTGCAGGCGCGGCCATTGGCGCGGATTCCAATGCTGCCATCGCTGCTGGCGATGTGGTCGTGCTGGAGAAGCTGCCCGCCGGCATGCTGCTCGAAGATGCCCAGGTCATCGTGTCCACGGCCATGACTGCGGCCGTCACGGGCTCGCTGGGCTTCACTTACATCGACGGCGTGGACCACGCCACCGTGCCCCAGGACCCAGAGTACTTCGGCGCTGGCCTGGTGCTGAACGCGGCCGCGCGCCTGCGCACCACCAGCTCCAAGGCGCCCGTGAAGCTCCCCAAGGAAGCCTATCTGGTGCTTACGACCGCCGGCGCGGCCAACGCCAAGGTCTCGCGCCTGGATGTGATCGTCCACGGCGAGCGTCTGGGCAACCAGTAAGCACCCGTGATCTGAAAGGGCAGGGCTGCGGCCCTGCTGCTTTCCATCGAGCACCCAAGGACATCAACATGACCGTTGCACAGACCCAGGCCGTCACCTATACGGGAACGGATACGCCATTCCTCGACCGCATTTACCGTTCGCGCCTGACTTTCGACCCTGGCCAGACGCGTGTGGTCCCCATTGCGCTGGCGGCCCGGTTCCTGCGCCATTCGGATATTTTTCAGGAGGCGGCGCCTGAAGGGGAGGGCGTTGGACTGGCTGCAACGCCGGTGCCGACTCAGCAGCCCGACGACACCGCTGCGCTGTTGGAGGCCGCGAAGAAGTCCGAGGACGAGCGGCGCGTGCAGGAAGAGGCCCGCTTCAACGTGCTGCAGCAGATTGAGAAGATGGACAAGCAGGCGCTGCGCGACTGGACCAAGCAGACCTACAAGCTGGATCTGCCGGGCAACCTGGGTCTGGACAAGATGCGCGAGCGGGTTCGTGGCATGGTCGACCAGTACGGCAGCGCGCCATGACTCTTCAGGACCTGATCGCCCTGTTTCGATGCGACGCCAAGGATGTGGAGGAGCCATATCTTTGGGGCGAGACCCAGGTCGTGGGCTGGTTCAATGAAGCCCAGTCGGAAGCGGCAGTGCGCGGCCGCCTGCTGCTGGACGATTCCACGCCGGCTGTCTGCGAGATCGCCGTCGCGGCCGACATTGCCAGCTACCAGTTGCACCCCAAGGTCTACGAGATCGCCCATCTGCGGTTTGTCGGCGCATCGGCCAGCGAAGGCCGCGAGCTGTCGGTGGTGTCTCGGGAGTATCTGGATCGCAAGGATCCGCACTGGCGCGACCGCTGCAGCGATGAGCCTCGCTTCGCCATCCAGAGCGAGACGCGGCTTCGCCTGGTGCCCACGCCGCGCGAGGTCGGGATGCTTCGGCTTGAGGCCTATCGGCTGCCCCTCAAACAGCTGACCCATTGCCACGACAAACCCGAGATCCATGAGGCCCACCATGCCTATCTCGTGCATTGGGCCCTGTACCGCGCGTTTGGGCAACCTGATGCGGATGGCTTCGACCCAGGCAAGTCGCAGCAGTCGTACTCGGTCTTTGAAGGCTACTTCGGCATGCGGCCGGACTCGGACCTGCGTCGGGCCACGCGCCATGACCAGCCACACACCAACGTCATTCATCTGCCATAGCAGGTGCTGAAAGGTTCGCAATGCGCGGATTCACTCCCAGGAAAGCCTCCGGCACGGAGCAACCGCCTGAATACACAGGGCCCCGTGGCTTTGCGCCCGGTCAGCGGGCTGCATTGGCCCAGGCCCAGAACCAGGCGCCCGACTCCATCCCCGCCATGGTGAAGCCTGGCGAGTTTGTCCTGCCTCCCGATACCGTGCACGCCATGGGCGGCGCTGGCGCGCTGCAGGCCGCCGTCGATGCCACCCACACTCCAGCACCCGAACAGGCATTCGTGCCGCGCGGCTTCAAGCCCAAGGTGTTCTTCGCCAATGGTGGTGCGCCAGAGGACCAGATCCCGACCGACGGCTACCCCAAGGCTCCGGCTCCAGACGGCTCCCAGTCCAATCCCATGAACACAGAACTGGGCCGCAATGTGTCGAACCTGGCCAATGCTGTGCCCGGTGCGCTGGGTGGGAGCGCCCGTGCCATCGCGCGAACTGGCGGGGCCATCAGCGGCGCGCTCAACTCTGGCCTC